CGATGGGTTCAGCCGACCAGACCACATTCCCTGCCGCGCCTGCGCCGCCATTGGCTTTGAAGGTCAGTTCGTAAGGAATGGCTGTATCAGCCAGTACATCGGATTTGAAGGTCAACTTGATATTGCCTTCGCGGAACATTCCAGTCACCCAATCATTTCCACCGGCAGGGTCGTACATCATTTTTGAGTACAGGGTCGCATCGGTGATCTTGATTGCCAGTGACAATGTGATCGCACGGGAAACCACATCCAGATCATCGGGATCGTACGATCCAACAACCCATTGTTCGTCCAGGGGCATTGAATTGACGATGTTCAGAGCGCCAGATAAGACCTTGATCTCAGAAGCGGTCGGAACCTCAATTTTTTCCTCAGTCGTGATGAACTGTGGACCGCTATCCGCGCTGGCAGCCCATGAGGTTGTGGTGACTTTGGTAGGTCGCAGACCCATCAATGCAGCGGATGCACGTACAAAGTTGGCGGCTTGCCAGTTGAAGGACAGAGCAGCCATGCGCATGGATTTGAATTGTTCACCCCATAATCCACCGGGAGAGCTTCGCACGGTGTAGTAGGGCAGGCTGAATTGATCAGCCGCGAATTTAAAAATGTGACGTTTGGCAGTAACGGAACCACCTTCCGCAACAGGGGCAGCAGAACTACCCAAAGCACCCATCAAAAAATGACCGATGGTATCGGCACGAGGGATAAAGGTTAGTCCACCACCACTGGTGATGCCTACTTTTTTCATATCCCGCAACATGGCACCCCCACCCACTTCAGGGTCTAAGGGTAAAATGTTGTTTTGAGCCGCGACAGCGCTTTCGTTGTAGAGCAAATAATCGAAAGCTCCATCAGTCACATTGATGGTATCTTTGTCGACCTGTTTTGCCAGACCTAAAATTGATTTTTCAGCAGATGCCATCTTAATCTCCTTAAATAGTTGTTGTTAAAATATCAAACCGAACTTTGATGTAAAAGTCATAAGCGCCCGGTCCGCCACTCTGTACAAAGGTGCTACGAATGGATGAACTGGATGCTGAACGACAGACATATTCGTTTGCAGACGAAATGGAGCCGTAATCAATGGATAAAATTGCTTTTTCAATGCGTTGCTTCACGGTCGCAGCGAGTGTACGCGCTTCTGCCTCATTGTCAGCTTCAGTGCCATCGGTAAATAAACAACGGGCTTTGACTGTGTACTTGCGTGACCAGGTTAATACCCCACCGACTTCTTCCTCGTAGATGGTGTCATCCCATGGCGCAGGATTGTTTCCGATGCCAGAACCTCTGATCTCCTGATCAGGATCATTGGGAAAGACCGAAACGCTTATCCGGGCTTCATCTGGATCAGGGTCACCCTGTAAAAAACCGATCTTTACCACGTTGGTACGGGCTTTATCGTCCGCAGAGACCTCGTCATAAAGAAAGCGGATTAATTCATCCCGGGTGTACTCAAGTACCATGTTCATTACAGACATCAGCTTCTACTCACTTTCTGCAAAAACACAGTACCGCCACCCAATCGTTCCTGGATGCCCTCTTTGTATTCCTTCATCAAATCCATGACTTCAGGAATAATCGGGTTATCATCACGGGTGCCGACAGGTTTGAAGCGGTCAAGAGAAGCCTGTTTTGCTCTGATCCGTTCGTAGATTTTGGCTTTGACGTAGATGCGGATCAGCTCAATGTCCATCAAAGGAATAGTGATTGAGAAATCATCATCTGTTTCCGATGTCGGAACTTCGTGGGTAGAGAAATATGTCAAATACACCGGTTCGGTGTAATCCAGGGCAGAAACATAGAGGTTGCCACCCTGGATGTAATAGTTTGTAGCCGAAAGTGGAGTTTTTACCTTTGTACCGGGGCGAATAATCCGTTTCTCAAGATACGTGTCGATCGGGCTCTCTACATAGATTTCCTCGATAAAATTAATGGGTAGAGGATATCCGCTATTTACCTTAAGCAGTTCCTCGCGGTCGATACGTTTCGGGAACCATATAGAATAATCCCGGATAGCATCCTTAACATACAGGTACAGTAATTCATCTGAATGTTTGTTGGTGGTATCTTGAAGATCAGAGCGGATGTCCGCTTTCAGTTCGCCCCAATTCATTGGCTACTCCTTAGTCGGTTGATCCAGCGGTTAAATGGACTTCGAGGAATTCCGGTCGGAACATCTGCATTTTCAGATAACCCCTCCATCCATAACGATGGATCATCTGCAGGTCATCAATTGGGGGTGGGAATACAGGTGTGGGGCGTTCACCAACACCGTATACCACTGAAGGACCACCCATAAAGAGTGAAGCGTGCAGTGTAATACCCTTGGTAACCCAATCATCAACCGCATGCGGTTTTAACAAAGGACGCTCGAACACCAGTTGCCCGCCAATACCAGGGTTATTGATCGCAACAATGCGGCGGTGCTCAATGGTGCCATCGCTTTCCAATGGGGCATTGCCACCAGCGGTTAAAGCACCACTGGAAATGGTAACGACATCGCCAACAGCGAAGCCAGTTGTGTCACCCACGGGTACGTTACGGGTTGAGTTACCCTGACCAACGTTGTAGACCTGGTCTACAGTTGCAGCGGAGCCCTGACCGACCACGGTAGGAGCGGACAGAGCAGTTTGCTGAACCACAGCACCGGCGTTGCGCAGCACGAGACGCTGTGTTTTCACGAAGCGTACGCCACCCCACATACCCACCTCACCGGTGAATTTGCGTTGTGTACCAACGTACTGATTAACTTCCAACCATGCGGAGCCAGCGCTTACACGAATATCATGGATAACGCGTGGTGTGGTGGCGCACACAATGGTGGGAACATCATCAGCCGATACTGTAGCTACACCGGGCACTTCGGCTTCTTCCAGATGTGTTCGGGCGAGTTCAGCGAAATCGGGATCGAAGACATCGCCAGCCAGAATAGAAGCACGATCAGCACGTACACCACCTGCAAATACAGGATATGGATGAGACAGGAAGGCATTTCGGGCAAGGATGTCCAAATAATCCTTCATGTTTTGACCGATCTTGTTACGTACCAAACCAGCGGTATCGCCCTTGTTGACATATTGAACGATTTCGGAATAATCCGAGAATTTCAATGTGTCGCCATGGATTTCCAGCCCGATCTGGACCGAGCGGCTATCCAGGTGAGCACCACGCAGCCAGATATCCTGTTCAGATAATGGATTGGTGTCGGGATCGGTGTCAAAGACCTCGGTGTAATTAATTAAACCGGTGTCACGTGCGGCAAAATCTTCCTTCATCACGGTGAACGGGACAAGGATGGATTTTGTTCGCAGGGTTTGCAACAGTTGACGTTCATAGAACGTTCGCTGCCAGGCGGGCAGTGCGCTTGAGTAAATTACTCCGGTACTATATTCGTTAGGCATTTCTTCACCTCATGTTATTAATGTTTTTTGATCTGGAAGTCCCAATAGGCATCGAGCGCCTTCTGGTATTCCGGTGTACCAAGTTCTTGTTTTGCGAGGTAGCCTTCCCATTCCGCTTCGGTGGTAGGAGTATTGTTGATGGAGTTGGTTTTTACGCCTGATGCTGGAAGTGTGACGCCGGCAAGTAATTGTTCTTCACGTGCTTTAGCTTTGCTATCAGCAAATTTTGCAATGTCTTCAAAGATCATCTTCAGGGCATCTTTATTCTCAAGATCAGGCAGGTTTTTAATCGCACCTAACAATTCGGGATGACCAATCTCGTTGGCAACTTGAACCTTGGCTTCCAATGCTTTGAGCCGTCTTAACTCGGCTTCCATTTCGGATTTTTGGGTGACAATTTCCTCAAGGCGTTTATCGCGTTCTGAAACAGCAACCTTAACAGAGGCATCTTTTTCGACCAGATTAGCTTGGTAGCGCTCGATTTCGCCTTTAAGCTGTGTAATCTGATCGTCTTTTGTTCTGTCTGCTTTTACAAGTTCATCGACCTTACGGACGAGACCGTTGTAACGAGCAATCTCGATAAAGCCATCGGGTGGAGTTGCCTGCTGTTGAGAACCTTGCGCAGGTCGCTCTTCAGGGGTGTTTTCCATAGTCATTTCTTAATCTCCTTATTTCTGAATTAATGTATCAAGGTCACTTTCAGTCTTTCTCAGCAATTCACGCACGTCGCTGATCGAGTTCTTGATTAAGGAAACTTTGTTTTCAATGTCAGCCAGTCGATCGTTAATTGGGCAGTCACAATCGTCTTTAGGCATTTCAACTTTTTTCCCCAAGAAGTCGTCCAGGTCGCCGAGGCAGAAATTGACATCCAGCGCACTTGGTCTGGTCCCTGCAACATCACTCCACACACCGGGCAGGATGAACCGGTCACCGGTAAATTGCCAAAAGAGGATGTTTTCCAGGGTTGATCCCTTTGGAACGACAGGTTTAATGCCTTCTGCAGGGAGATGTTTGGAAAGAAACTCTTCCCAAGTCAGGGTTATATAACCGCGTGGATATGGGTAAGAGGCTGACCACAATTTAAAATCGTTTATTGAAGCTGAAGCATTTTTGGTATAGCCACTGATAAACCAGTTGGACGTATAGGTTACATGTGGCTTCACTAAAATCTTTTTGGCTTCATCATTGAATAAGCCGAGATAAGCACCTAATTTATAGGGATCAAATTTGGGCACTTCCGACATCGGAATGCGTCCGGCAATGCCGTCATACCATTTCGCCCAATTGTTCCACCACTGTTCAAAGTCATCGGCGGTGAAATCAACTTCAGGGAGCGCTTCAGTCTGTGCCATTACGTGTGCCTGAGCGGCTGCGTTGTAGATCGGGTCTGTCCAGTGATAAGCACCAACAATAAAGCCATTATCTTTCGCGGCTTTGACATAATCATGAAAGAATGCGTAATTTTTCAAACCAGCGCCGGATTTGACAATAGCACCTACAACCCCTTTGCTTTTCAGGAGCTTCCAGTCAACTTTTGGCTGATAACTTGGGTGTACGTCTATAAACAATTCTTTCATACTCTATATTCCTTACCTCTCCAATATGCAAATCGATGTTTGCCTTTTGAGTGGAACGGTATCAACTCGTGGCTGACGACGCCGTTCTCAACGTTGGAAAAAACAATGCCTTGCTGCCAATCCGGGTTGCGCACATATTCCGGTTCCAGGCTACATAGACAAAATCCTTCTGCAGCCTGTACAATGCCTTTGCGCGTACGGGTGATATACAATCCACCCCGATGCGTGTGTCCGGTCAGAGTGTTAATGGAAAATTTCTGGTTTTCCGCTTCGGCACGAGCGGTATAAGCAGAATGTTTACTGACCCGTGTACCATGCGTTACCAAAAGCGTGTTCTCCACAACAACCTCATAGTCGCAATCTTCAATCCCCAACATATCCAGTTTGAGGATTTCTGACATTCGTAATATTTCAAGATCGTAAAGTTCAGGGTGGTTTCTGAGAAACCGTTCTAATCTGAATTCGTGATTGCCGATGATCCATTTCCTGCGTGCATTTGGGGCAGCATCACGCCATTCTTTTTGTCCTTCAATCCAGCTTTCTACTTCGCTGTTTAGACCGCCTTTGATAAAGTTTGGTATTTTTTCAAATTTCGAAATGGAGTAGAAATCTACGCCATCCGAGCCAACCACTAATATGTCCGGGTCATACTCACTTGTTAATTTCATCGCCAGTTCTACGGCGTGTGGATCATGAAATGGTCGGTGCTCGTCTGTAGGTGTGGCTAATTTGATCAATCAACCTCCGTTTGCGGCACCTTTTTTCCTTCAAGCGCCTCTCTGGTATCGTTGCTTTTTTGCATGGTCTTGCTCCCGGGCACTTCCTCTTCCTCCTCGGGGAAGAGTTCTTCGTCTTTCAACATTTCTTTAATCAGATCAATCTCTCTGGCACCCAGCCCAAGTTTCTTGACTGCGGTGTAAATGGAGATGCCAGGTACTTTCATGGAGAAGAGTTTTACAACTTCATCCACAATCTGTTGGTGATCGCGTGGTAAGACCTCAGCAAACGAAACAGTGATATCGCCGGCAAGCATTGGGTCAATGGCTGTTGTCTGGATACCGGGGAATTGTTTCTGTTTCAGGATCAGACCGGTGATAAAAATGGCACGACGCAGACCCTCGCGTACATAAGAGCGCATTCTGCGTGTCTGTCGCACCAGCGGCAACATGCGAATTTCCAGCGTGTTACCGGAACGCTGTCCACCACCACTATCCTCACCAAACACAATCGGGGGTGAGAAAGTTGAAACCCGCGAAAAATCGTATAAAAAGTTAACGTACTTAAAAGAGCTTTCCGGCACAGGAGCGCCATTCAACATACCAACTTCCGGTATGGGACCATCGCCAATTTGACGTCCTAAGTTCCACATGGAATTGGGAGATATCGGGAAATTCTTTTCGTTGAAGTTTTTGGGAAGATTTCTGCCCCAACGAACCGGGTGCGAGTTGTAGTTGATACTCTCGCTTAAGTCAGCCAGGCGGGCATTCAGTTCATCCTGAATATCCGAAATCTCTTCTGTTAATGAAGCACCCCACACATGATGGGTTCGATAGCGCGGGATGTACACAAATGGCACAATGCCCCACGGGTTAAGTCCTGAATATGTACTGATTAAGCGATCTTCGATCCTGGTTTCATATCTGGTTTCTGTCCAGTGCTCCACCAGGTTGACGATATCGTTACCAGTGTGATCACCAAACCCGAATTTATCCTTTGCCTGTTCCATGGTCATGGGGGTAACCACGTAGGCTTCCATGATGCGGTTGGGGTCGTTCGGGTCGAAGATTGGGAAGAAGTTATTTAAGGGCACCCGCGACCATTTGACCGGAGAACCATATTTAGACAGGTTAGCGGTGATCTTCATAACACCGCCTCCATAAATCTGTCCATCCAGAGCGATCTCCCACAAAGCGGAATTCATATCCGATGAGTGCAGGATGTTATGCAAAATATCGATCGCTTTTTTAACTTTTTCTTTCTCGTTTTCGTCATCTTTTGGCATAAACTGGACAATGCTTTCATCCCATTCGCCAAAAAGAGCATCTGCCTGTGCCAGACACATCATGCGCACCAGATTGACGCCGACCGGGTACATTAAGGGAGCGTCTTCGTTATCACCACTGATGTTTTCGACATCCTCGATGCGCTCTTTAAATACAGCGCCGGTGTAGTAGTTGAAGAACTTAGAGCGTATCTCTAATTCACCTTCCCAAAACTCACGTTGTTCTGAGGAGATGTTCCCGAGGTCAGACCAATCTGGAAAATAGATCATTTATTTACTCCGCCTTGACGATGCCCATCTTGTCAAGGGCTTTCACCAGTTTGTTGAATTTCTTGGCGATATCCACCAGGCTGTCGCCAGGCACGATTTTTTCGACTTTTTCACCGAAATCACCAACAATACCAATCAAACTTTCCAGGGGCATCACAATATCTTCATCGAGGTCACCGGCAATACCGATCAGGCTCTCTACTGGAGAACCAATCTTGTCGTCGACTTCAATTACGATCGTTTTCATTGCTTTTGGCTGAATACCATCCAGCGCTTGAATTAATTCGTCTAACAGTGCCATCCTTTTATCTCCTTTTCTTATTCTTCGTTAACGAACCCAATTATTTTTCTCCTAAAACTTAAATAAAAAAGAGGGCTGAAATTTCTCAGCCCTCTGTTCGTACAGTCGGGAATTTGTGCTTTTTCCGACATCGGAAACCTTTTTCTACAAAATCGGTTTCTGCTGTCACTGGTTGTCCTGCATGTACCGTTAAAACATCAATGTATGGATGTTCTCTGGCGAAATCAATCAGGTCGCTTTCTTCAATGCTCACTTCGGCGGTCATCGACCTGTATTCATGCTTGACTTCCACACCGTATATCGTTCCGAATTGCAGATGACGCGTAACTTTAACCAATTCAAATTCTGCGTCGGACACACTTTTTTTTATACTCTTAGAGTTTAACATGCTTTTCTCCTGGTGTCAATAGGTTACAACTGGAATATCTGTATTACATTTTTCACAATCGCAATTCTTTTGCTGGTAATGCTCACAGTAACGCCTTCCTCGATCCTGAGGATTTTTTATGTCATTCCAGGTGAGCTTACACTTTTCCAGTTCACCGCTGGACTTATTTGATTTGTAGACTACTCTGTGATTACACCAGGTACAGTCATTGTGATGAATGATCTTTCCGTTTATTCTCATCGGCGCCTCGCGTTTCGGTTGGTACGCAGCCTGGTATTCCTGCGACCACCGCGACGATAACCTCTATTTTCCATCTCGGCATAATCGTCCGAGTTGGCATCATCTGGTACATGGCGCATCAGAAACGCTGCAATGGCTAAAGTCATAACAATGTCCTGCGCAATCTTTTTGTCTTTGTCCCTGGCGTAAATGGATAGTTGATTGTTGACACCCTTAATCAACGGCATCATAACTTCATGATTGGAGATAACGGAGATTAAAGAGTTAAGCATTCCTTCTTTGTCTTTCTGAAAATTAATACCATCCACCGCAATACCGTTATTCTCAAATGCCAATTCATCAATGGCTTTTTGGGTACCGGTACTGTCCAGTCCTTTCAGAACCGGATGGTATTTTGAAATGGCATAGCGGTAGGAATTTAAAAATGGATTATAAGAACCCCTGCCATCCACCCAATCGAAATAGACCATACGGGCAGGGCGATGGGTAACATCAAAAACACAGATCACCCCGCTGTTTCGTTTGGGAGGGCTATCGGTTCCCGGATCACCTGCCATGATGTACATATGTCCGGGCGTATAAGGCAATTCCCACAGGGTGATCCCATGCCGGTGATGCACTTCTTCACGATAACCTGGTTTTGGTTTGCCCTCGTCAGGATTTAATCCCAAGACCATGGCATCATTCAAAGATTGGTCGAAACAGGCAGTCAGATGAGATTTAGCAAACATCGACATACCATAGTCCGGGAACATGGCTCTGAGCTCGACATCGATCATCTCATCCGGGTATTCCTTCTCCATCAAGGCGATGGTTCTACGCGTGAGATGTTCATTCATGTAGGTTTCAATACGGAAAGAAAGGTAATCTCTTAAATTGGCATCTGCGTTCTCTTTCCAGCCACGCTCAAAGCGTTCTCTTAACCATGGCGTATCGGTCGGGGAAGTGATCACGTCCAGCCGGTTCATACGTTTGGTGCCATCCGGTCTTTTACCTCTCAGACGACCTCTGAGCACCTTAATCGTTTCTCCGAAGAAGTCTAGACCGGCTTCGTCAAAGTTAATCCGGTCATATTCCTGACCACGGATAAAACGGGCATCCTTGCCTGCTGTTCTAAATGCGTATTCGGAAAAGTTTTTAAATTTAATAATTGGATAAGGTCGTAAAGTAATATCGTCAATTAGGTGTTCAGCACGCTCATTGCCTTCAATCCAGCCCATCAACATTTCAAAAGGCAACTCTGCCTGTTTACTGGTAACCGATGTGTTTAAGGCTCTGAAATAAGGGATGGTAGCGCAGTCAACAAAATTAGACCCGGCAACAGCAGTCGTTTTACCGGCAGCGATCCCTGCCAATAAAGTCGTATTGGGTTGCGGCGCTTGATGAAACGCATATTGGTACCAGAGCGGTTCCCACCCTCTCAGATACCATTTGGTGACGTAGTTAAATCCCTTATTCTGTCGCAGCCCCAATGGGAGGAGCTGCTTATCTGCATCGGTTAATATCGACATACCTACTCCGGTAATTCAAAGTAGCCTTTTGCCATCATGAGCGCCTGAATGGCATAACCAGCCAAGTCCAACCAGGTATCTTCCTTTGTTTCCGCTACGGCAGCGCCGGACTTTAGAATATTGTTCAGGCGTTCGACTTTGTCTGAACAGCGCACCAAAATTCCAAACTCACCAAACTTCTTGAGGTTATCGACACCATAATCATGGTGTTTTTTGGCGAGCATCGCCTGAAGCTCCAATGACACTTGAGCCAATCCCTGCCGGTAAGTCGTTGGGACCACTTTTATGTTTTTATCTTTAGACATAGAAACAACCCTGGAAGGTGTTTTAGGAAACTCTTCCTCAAAGGTTAAATTTGATTTTCTCTTGTACATGTTCCACCTTTACTTGTTTCTGCCAGTAAGCGATTGCGTGTTCTTCACCATTACAAATATCGCAACGCTCAGTGTGAATTTCCATTTCTGTTCTTGCGAGTTCAACCTGCTCGGCTCTACTGTCTGAATAATCTTCTTCCAACATGATCGTGAGATATTCCCACTTGTCTTTCAAGCGCATAAACTCCGGGCACATTAGAACCTCATGATCAAAGTGGAATGTGCCTCTGTTTCAATAACACGCTCGTCATTCATTTGCCACTTGATATCACACCAGCCGCACACAGCCGATGATCCATTTTTCGTAATAATCCTGGATACACCCATGCCACAATAAGGGCATATGGGTTCCCCACCTGTTAACATTTGTTTTACTTTCTCAGTGTGATCCATAACGTTTCTCCAAAAATCCTGATAATTGCTCTACAGTTAAATGCCCATTGTGAAAGGCATCATGGTGTTTGGGACACAAGGTAATCAGGTTGTTTTTAATATCGTGTCCACCAGAGCCTTTGGTTTTAATATGATGCACGTGTAAAACACCAAGGATGCAACCGTCCTTTAACTCAAGCCCGGCAATACAAACCCCATCGCGTTTCTTGCGGACATAATCAATGGTTTCCTTATCCGCAATTCGTTTATTCTTCGGATAGGGTCTAAGCGCCATAGTCCCACCGCTTGGTAATCTTGACAAAGACATCAATATTGGCGACCACGTACGCCATTAGGTCGTTCACCATGACAGCGGTACTATCTGAGAATGAAAATCTCCGATTGATATACCATCGGAAGATGTGTCGATCTCCATAGGCAAAGTTTGCCGCCAGCCAATCACAGATCATCTCCCGGACGTACTTTTCCGGCATATCCAAGACGGTTTTAGTACCATCATCCTCGTTGATCACCCAATACTGCCAGTGATGTTTATTGGTCTGTAAATGGTTGCGCCAGGCTCTATTCATTTCCTTTTTGGTCTGATCGCATTTCAAGCCGTAGAAGAACTTCGCGTAGGCTACGAAGGGTGCTGGTTTGAATTTGTTCAAGTCATGCAAAATCCGCAGATATAACGGCACCTGCAAATATTTCCCGAAACGGAACATATACCATTTATGGCGTATCAAGCTCTTTAAATATGACCAGTAAGTAACGATGTTGAACCACTGGTTCACACGGTAGTAATCATCGATAACATCTTTCAATTCCTGCCAGGTACTTTTGAAACCATATACTTTCCAGTCACGAAGAAATGTCGTTAATCCTGTTGCCCTGAAGATAACTGTAGCACCACTGTGGTAACGCAGGAAATCATGTTTCGAAAATAAATAATGAAAGACTTTATAAATTTTCATTTCTTCTCCATGTATTTTTCGCGCACATAGCCGATCATAGCTTCACCAGCAACTTTGACCCATGGGAATTTCTTATCCCTGCTAAACTTCCAGTTAATAAGTTTTTGTTCGACCCAATTCGTAAAACGCTCTTCTTGTGTTTTGTTTTCAAACATAAGACCGCGATCTATCCAGGTGCTACCCCAACGAATATCATCCAGCTCAATTTGTTTCTTTAACGCTTCGGCAAATTCGTCAAAGTATTCTGGCAATGTTTTAAGCTCTTCTACTTTTTTATAGATATTCTTAAAAATATGATCCTTAACAGGATAGAATTCCCCCGCAGTTCCCTTCACCACCCAATCACCTTCATTGGCAATCATCAAGCCTTCCAATGTGTTAATAGACAGTGACACTTTCATTGCGATAGGCTGAAACCTGATTTGTGATCCAGATAAATCTGCAAGTTCTTCGACATTCTCTTTTGAGAGTTGCCACGCTTCGACTTCAACGGGTTTCTTAACGAATTTCATTTTTCCCCCTAAGCAAATAAAAGAAGTTACCAACAGCAACCTTTATTCCAAAATGGGATAAATCGTAAAAGAAACTTTGAAACATATTATTGAATTCAAATATTCCCCACTTATCGCCTACTGGCATCACGTGTATTCGTTTCGTAAATATCTTTGCAATCATCATGCCACCTTTTTTGCAATTAGTATCCAGGCGGGATGCAATTCCGATATCGGAATTTCTCTACAGGGGTAATCCCGCCCGTTATTCACTTTTGCCGACAAAACCTCGCTCTTTAGCGCGTAGCCTATGACCGTCCCTATCTTCTGTTCCATGCTGATAGCCGTCAGCAATATAATGTCACTCTTAATCGGTTTGTAGATCGGAAACTGCAAATGGCGGTGTTGCACCT